TTTTTTTTTTTTTTTTTATAACTTTACGCATAAAGGCTAATATTCCAAGCCGCCAAAGCAACTAGAAATAAAGCATAGTTAACTTTAGTACGGAAAGTAACACAATAAACTCATAACGAATACCCCACACCGAACTTCAACATGGGATAGCGAATATGAACCCACTGCGGATCCCAAACTCTTACTAAAACCGTAAATACAGTAATTACTAAGAACGCTTATTCGAGACCTTCGTGTTCATTCAATCATCGCTCCACCATAAGTATGGCGGCTAGCAGATGCATCGGTTGTCAGATGGCGTTCAGCGTTAACACGACCATCATCTCCAGGCGCCGCAAGTGCAAATAAGTTCCTCCTATTGCGCGAAACATTAGCGGCAAGTGTCTGGTGCTTTATGTTTAATTGGTTTCGCGAGAGTTGTGCTTCAGCCAGAAAATCAATTCCAAGCCACTGATCCTCAATCTCAGTGTACCCAGCGTTACGGGCAGCCTTCACAGTGAATGCTTTACCCTCAGCTACACTGTTTTGGTACATGAGGATGGCTTGAGAGCTGAAATTTCTCATTATCTTTCTCATAGTTGGGAGAGCATGTTTGTAAATTGGCTCAATTGGATATTCCATGTCATCAACATCTTCCCCTTGGGCATTCAATTCAACTGCTCTCCACACTGTTTCAGTTTTCCTCTCATCACTTGTGCCATTCACAATGCAGTTGACGATCCAAGCCGGTAACACAGTTTCGTAAAATTGTTGGATAGTCACCCCATACGCGCTAGCTGTTCTCATAGCCCAGTTTTCCACTTGAGAACCAGAAGCCATTTGGTTGTCTATGGCTTGGGATGGAGGAATATAAGCCAGGAAATTTTTAACGACATCTGGCGTTAAGTTGTCGCGCTGCGACCTAGGAATCCAGATGTATGAAGTTCTTGAAGCTCTTGCTGGTTTGAAATCTCTTTTAAATTCCATGGCGTTCGTGGGGATTTTATCAACATCATCTCTTTTCATCATCTTACCACCTCCCCGTAGTGGCATTCTCTTCTTCTTCCCTTCGTCCTCTTCATCGGACTCTCCAGTCCAATTTGAATTGGAGTTTTCTTTCTTATCTTCATCCGCATTTGGTTGTCCACAAGGTCTCTTGAGAGTTTCAACACCTGCTTCTTTGAGCTGTTTTAAAAGCTCATCCACTTTAGCTGCAATTGGTGTTTGTCTCTTCCTGGCCTCATAGTTACTCACAGTCCGACTTGGACCATTTGCCTTCCATTCATTGCGGAGTTTCTCTATTTCTTGCTCGATTGCTTCTTTCTCAATGTCGTCTGCCTGTAGTTCAACATATCCAAATTCAAATGAAGCTGGGGATAATGTTTGAACTATCTCATCTGTCAATTCAAAATTCTCGTCGAGATACAACTTCCTGACATGATCTTCACTCATCAATACATTCTTGACTCCTTTTAAATTTGCCCAATATGCAGCGAATCTTTCAATCTCCCAGTGTATGTCATCATAACCAAAACTTTCAATGTATGCAGCATTCGAGGCACTTCTCGTTCTAAACAGCTCATCACTTCTCTCCCATTCTAAGATGGCAACCAACCTCTCTTTGCTGAGTTTTGGAATATAAAACCCCTCACGAAGCACGAAATGATGACTCATGTATTCAACGTCTTCTATGCTGTCATGCAAATCGTCAAAGTCATAGTTCAAACCACATTCTTTGAGCAAGTTCTTGAAGGTGGATTGGATAATGCTTATCTCTCTATCGGGAGCGTTAATGATGAGATCATCACCGTTGCACATGTACTTAAACTCCATTTTGACTCCACTCTGCTTAAAGTGCCAAGATTTGCAGTACTCAACAACCAGCATGAGAATGAGGGTATTGTCCACCACAGTTGACGGCTGACCACTGTTGTTACCCTTATGTTTCTTCACTATGTTTCCATCTATAGTGAGAATTGGGGTGTAAACGATTTGAGCATACAAATTCCTCAGCGCGTTTGTTTCAGCCCAATCAAAATGACCAAACCTTTCCCTCATATGGCACACCATTTGAAATAAAATCGGAGAAAGTGAACTATCGAACCTGCTTCCATCACAATCAATAAACTTCCAATCATGGTTAAAGTAGCGTGCAAGCTTGTCCCAACCACGATTAAACTTATTTATCCCGACAGACCAAGGTCCTTTTAAGTGCTGTGTATAAAAGTGCTTGTTGAATTTGTCGACGAGCACCTTTCCGGCCAGTAACACATCAATGGGTGCGCCTGTAAACACTCTCGTTTTCCCTTCGGCAATCTTCGCTTTAGTTCGCAACTCCGCCTTCAGTGATCCACTCCAAATACCAACAACGCCATGACCCAACAATCTATAGCTCTCTTGAACTTGCTCTATGAATTCCTTTGGTGTTATCTCTTTCAGCCAATCATTCTTTGATCCTTGATAGAGAGCTCCCATTGCGGCTTTCTTGTTTAAGTCGCAATATATTTCGTATGGATCCCATTCCGGCCCACAATCTTCATCGAAACCCAAGCTAAGCAACTTATCTTCCACATTTAGATATGCATGCACTAAACTTGGGAAGTCGATAACTCCAACTCTGATTGGTTCATCATATTTGAGCAAGTCCTTATAAAAAGCGCTAACCGTCATCACACTTGGGCCATAGAAATCTCTGAACTTCTCAAAATTATTGTTTGGATTCTGAGCGCAAAATTCTACGAATTCCTTCCTCTTTCCTTTAATGACATGGTTGTGATATGCATGCTTGTTTACCTCGCCAACTGTCATGAGATTCCCTCCAATGTACTTGTCCCCCGCTCCAACTTGGAGATGAACTCCTAATATGTCTTTCATCACAGGGAACAGACTAGATGTCTTAATAACGGCATTCCACGAAATGGCATCTTGGTTAAACTTCCAAAAGTCGTTCATTTCGCTCTTCTCGTTCAGTGTTCTCAACAATTCATCATTCACGGGTGTGAATACTGATCGTAGGAAAACTCCGAGTTTATCTTTAATCATACCACTATGAAATCCGACTATTTTATTGTCCGACAGGGCTACAATTGGACTGCCACAATCCCCACTTTCGCTTTTGATAAAGTGTACCCACAAATGTGCGTACTTATCATCTGCCTTATAGATCTTGCTTGTGTCGCTTGTTCTAATCAACATCTTACCCTTGTCTCTTTTCAATGTTATTATCACGACATCCTCATCCATTTTCGGCTTCCTCATGATGTTCGTTGACTTGAATGGTTGCATATCCTTTGGCAGTTGCCCAACGACGAGGTCGAAATCTGTTATCTTTTTGCATTTTATCATTTCCATTGGACCCATGTCAAATTGCCCTCTTGAAGTTGTCACAATTAATGAATCTCCAGGATCTCCTCCGCTCGCCAAGTGACATGGCATGATACTCTTGTCTCCATGGAATACGCAATTCAAACCTCTACCGCTAAATCCAAGCCTGCCTAATCTTTGGAAAATGTGTGCGAATTTCGAAGCAATTGCGGTTTCAGCGACTTGAACTTCCACTTCCTCTTCTATTCGTTTTCGCATTTTCACATCCCCACTTTGTCTCCATCTGCCTTCTTCTTCTGGAAATCCCATGGGGTTCAGAGACATAGAACTTGCCATTTTCGATCTATGAGGTTGTAAATCAACGACAGCCTCAATGTCAGAATCTTTCTTAGAAAAGACAAGATACACGTCCTTGGAATAGCCTTTTCTGTTCCCAAGGTTGAAATCTGAATATAAATCTGAGTACATCTCATCGATATCCATGTCTTTTGTTTCCCAGACTTCCCCTTTGAAATCTCCAACTGTAAGATAGACTTCATCAAATTCCAATGGATTCACTCCATACAATTGTCTGAATATTTTCTTTGGTCTATCCACTTTACCTATCTTCCAACCTTTCTCCTTTGCTTGCTTCAACTTCTGAGCTTTCGACATTTTCTTGGTTACTACATCGTGGGAGTACTCGACTCCGAAATTCTCAATTATGTCCTCATCAGGTCCATCAAACACGAATCTCCCGACTCTTTTGTCGCGTCTGTAACCAACCTTTCCTTGAATTTCGACCTGATCAACTGCTGTTCTTCTCCTCAAATACCAGTATGTAAACCCAGCCATACATGCGGTTATCGTGATGACTCCTGCAATAACTCTCCAATCTGCCTCTTTAATGTTTGTTTTGAGAACTTTCTTTTCAAGGTACTCAGACTTCCCTTGAGATTCTAAATATTCGGCGGAATGTGGATTTTCAGCAAAGAACCGGACTAAACTCTCATAATCATGGTTCACTGAGACATTGTCAAGTTGACTTAATAGCATTTCGAGTCTCTGAATCCTCATTTCGAGTTGGCTCCGAGTTTTCTCGATCTTTTTTGGTATCCAACCAACCATCAATGACATCAAACTATTGTTCCTTGGAGTGCTCATCTTGTAAACAAGATTATCTCTCCATTGTTTAACTCTGTTCAATATTTCGCTCACTAGTGCTTTTGATTCTTCAATATTGTGCTCACCAACACTAATTTTATGGGCAACAACGTGAAAATCGATGTTTTCCACATCATAACCGCACGAAAACTTGGGTTTGGCATGGTTGACACACTCTGCAAGCTTAATTATGAACTCATTACTCATATCAGAACAATACCAGGGTATCTTGACATTCCGTACGTGCGCCATTTCTTCACTAGGTCTCAAATATGTGTGTAATGCCTTCCAACTACTGGAGTCTGACGATAAGTATGACTCGCAAATCGCCACCGCCTCCGTACGCAGCATAAAGGTCTTGAACAATTCATGCACAGCTCTTGGAATGAAACCGTGTTTATCCACGTGATGCACTGTGAAGATTCTGTTTAGATCATACAAAGAAGCGGTCAAAGCTTGTTTCTTTGTCACTCTTGCAATTGACCCTATGTCAACATCATCAACCACTGGTTTGATACCATATGCAAAACAAATCATAGCGCTCTCAGTTGCACCCACGACACTTTTCATAGAATCTGGTAGAGCTTCTTTTCCGAACTTGTAAATTGTGCCTGGCTTCATTCTCCCAACTCTCCCAAATCTCTGCTGTCTTTCAGCTTTTGAAATTCGCCTCCGTGCCATTACGATTGATCTACCGTCTGAGTCGAGTACAGGTGACACTCTCTCACCGAAATCAACAAGAGTGTCCACATCCAATGTCACTCCATTCTCGATGATGTTAGTGGCAACAATAAACTTGATGTTTCCTGGCAGATCGTCAACCATCTTTTGAACTTCCGTGTTCTTTCGAAAATTTCTGCCATCCACTTTGAGAACAGGAAATCCTTTATTCCTTAGCCCTTCTGCGGCTTCATCAACTTCATTGTATGTTGCAACAAAGACTAAAATGGTCTCACCAGAACTTGTCGCATCCCCGAACACATTAGTTCCTTGTAACTCCACCCACTTCTTCACACCCATAGGACTTAAAGTTTCAATGTTCACTTTAAAGTTTGTTGAAAGTTCTACATTGTGTCCCACATGAGTGGCGGATGTTTTAATAATCTTCTTTCTTGGATTGGTTTCCCTAATCAAAGAAAATAATGGGTTGAGTTCGGTTGGGAATGTATGAATCTCATCCATAATAACATATTCAAAACTATTTAAGTTCTGAGGGTTGTAATGGAAGTGATTCAATGCATAACCATACGTCATAACCGTGATGGGTTGCGTTCCTGTTCTAACTCTCCCTCTGTACGCAACTGAGACGTCGTAGCCAAAAAGAGCCATGTATGAATCATGTAATGCGTTGGCCAATACTCTCGTGGGTACGCAAATTAAAACTGGACCAAATTTCATAATTTCACTAGGCAAGCTTGTCGATTTTCCAGTTCCAACGCCACCATAAACCCTCAAATCGCATGAATCGTGCATTCGAATTTTCTCTGCCAACTCCTTTGCTTTTCCTTTCTCAAGAACTAACATCGGTCCACTAGTAGTGGGTTCAGGAGTTGTTAGATTGTACTTGATGCAGTGGTTTATCCAATCTTCGAATGTTTGATCATCACAACTCTTGCCATTCCCAGGCACTTCAACTTCAAATGTTGTGAATTTGAATGCATCTTCTTCACCAGACTGTAATTCGATCAGATTCGGCCCAAGTGCACTAAAGATTGTTTTCATTTTTCCAAGCGCAGATACGCTAGCTAAAGCCCAATCGAAATTTATAAAACTCATCACTAAGGTCAGCATGGCGCACCACTTCATGATTGTTGCTTCTTCCTTCTTCCCTTGAATTTCAACAAGATCCTCCTCTAATGCTAGTGCTTCTTTCTTCTCTTTATCCGTTATCCTCTTCATGAATGATACGATTTGACTTAAACTGTAAGTGACTAACGCAGTTAACAAAACACAAAAAACATGGAAAACGCACGACTCCCACCACTTAAACAAGGCTTGTTTACTTATAAAAACAATTCTATGCCAAACAAATCTAATCGCACTATCAATTGCTCTAATTGACCTTGTATATTGCGTTTTACACACTGTGGAGGCCCAGTTTGTCATGATCTCGAGGCCCGGTCTTGATATTAGTGACGAAATGGTCGAAGACGAACTTGAATTGGCCTTTTCGCGTTTTTCCCATAAATCGTACAAACGCGTCTGCTTTGAACAGAAATTCATTAATGCGCGCTCCCGCCATGAAAATAACTCTGCGTACTGTCGACGAATGAGCTCGCGCATAATAATTTCGTCTGCTTGCAATTTTGTTTTTTTCTCAATGATTCGATCAATGATTTCGTATTTACTGCTCTCCCGAACAGAGTCGAATTGACTGCGAATCAATGCGCGTATCCTGGCTAGCTCTGGTTCATCTTGGACATTTCGAGATTGGATTGTTTCATCCATGAAGTGTGAAAACTCAATGCACGCATCCTCTACATCTTCTAACAAACTTAAATGCTTCCCAACAAATTCAAATTTTACACACAGATCTACGACACTAGACTCATGTAAGAGAAGGTAGTCTACATATTTATATAGACTAGACTTCTTTGCGAATAACCACAGTGAGCTAGGTGTGCAACAAGCTTTAATGATCCTTGTCTCATCCTCAGCAAAATATTCAATAAACTTTGTTTTGCTCTTAGCCCAGCTTAAATCGAAGCAATAAAAGTCAATTTTATCTTTCTCATCTGCTGTCTTCATGATTATGGCATTCTCTATAATTCCACTCTCTCTGTTCTTACCTTGCACCACACAAATGCCATTGTACCATGCAAATTTATTCCATTCCTCTGGTTGTACAGCGTCCTCTGTTATGACTACCCCACTCCATCCTGGGCATATATCGGCATATTTAACCAGCCTTCCTGTTGAAAATACGCGCTGGGCATTGTCCCTAGTCATTATATCACGGATCTCTGGATCCATGTCATCATCAAAATCCAACCCAAAGATGTGGTTCAATGTAATACACGGAAACATATCCAACCACGCAAAATTGGCCTCACACAAGCAAACACCATTATCAGCTGCTGCAAAACCCAAGTCGGACTCTCTGCTTGATGAGGTTTCTCTTAATTGGAACTCGCTCCTCCATGCTCGTTGGCCTTGCTTTTCCACATATATCTCTTTACCATTTGAATGGTACTTCTTTTCAATGGGCCAATCTTCAACACCATCCCTCCACCAAGCTTCTTTCATGATCTCAGCGACTGCAGGGTGCACATCGCACTCAAACGGATTAATCGGTAGAGTAACAGATGGAGATTCGTGCCCCACTGATTCAAACATGTTCTCCCCACACTCGTTGCACATGGTATTCATGAGAGATATATCAGTGCATCTCACGTGACATCTGCAACAAACGTAATGATTCATCATCATATCAAACCCAACACCATACTTAGTTGCCTTTCTCAAGCATGCCAAAGCTGGTTTTGTGACGCCACTTGCATTTCTCACCAACCCGCCAAGAATAGAAGAGTTGATAAAGTTTTGTAGGGCTCCTTCCCCTTTCAAATACACCACATTATCCTTGATCTGAATTTGCGTGGTGCACTCTCGATCAATCGCGTTCGTTTGATATCTTTTCTTGAACGCATGCAATCCATGAATTGTGTAATTGCGAATCCTTCTTAATTGTGACTTTGTGAGGTTCTCGCGCGCATCCACTATCCGGTCAAGCCATCCTCTGATTATGGTGAACTTTCCAAACTCATTCCTTCCTACCGTTATCAAACCGCTAGTTCCAGGAACTATTTCGCTTAATTTTGTGGATTTTACGGCTAAGGATGCCATCAACCAATCTAAAATTTCATCAGAGAAACTGGAATGGTCCAAGTCAACTTCAGGGTTACACCCATTCAGATGCCTAACGTCGACAAAGTATCTCGAACCACGTTTCTTTATTTTCCGAATCTTCTTGTCGATTATCATGATTTCGGTGAAAGAACATGTTTTTCCAATTTCCTTCACCAAACTCCGAACAGAATACTCGGTTCTCGTTTTAATAATTTCCCGTGGCTTTTTCTTACTGTAAGCTTTCTTTATCGACGGTAAATCCTCAAATGAGTATACTGGTTGAACCTCCTCAGGTGTTTCAATCTTCGTGATTATTTTATCACTCACAAGTTCAACCTTCTTACCTCTCTTCCGTTTCTTCATAGGCCTTTTGCCATACCTCACATTTCCATGCTTGTCCGTATAAATCTTTGATCTTCTCTCTTCATTAAATTGGAAATTCTTGAAGAAATCGTTCAGGACAACTGTATCTTTATTTGGGTTTTCAACCACAGGTTCCTTCACCTCTGTCTCCTCAACTTTCTCAGTGCACTCATTCTCTTCATCAACCATCTTGAACTCACGTGTACGAGTGTTAATGATAAAATCTCCAATTTGAACTACCAAGTCTAAGCATGTTTGGATTTCTTTCTTTGTTGGAGCTTCAGGTTTGCACTCCGGAATCACTGTTGGTTTGGGCTTTCCAGTCACCATCTTCCAAACTTGTTTAGTCTGTGGCTTCTTCTCTTCCATGGCCACCCTGGAGTTGTCAGATGCTTCGACAGGCTTCTCAGCAACCACAGCCTTTACAGTTACTGATTCGACGGGTTTTTCAGAAATTACAGCCTCCACAACTTCAGTTCTCAAGCTGATTTCGCCAACGGTTTTAAATCCCGATTCAACCGTTGTCATCCTCCTACTCTTTTCCGCGTATGACACTTCATCGGCTATGTCATGGATAGTGAAATTTTTAAGCTCATTAATGTAGCAGCTTAGCCCGCGTGCAATTTTCGACAGTTCTTGCAACAGGTTCATTTCAGAATATGCATAAACCTGTTCGCAGTCTTCACAAACACGTTTCCAACTCGTGTTTGAGTTTCCACATTCACACTCAAAATCCTCTTCGTTAGGATTATAGTATAGCGCAGAACACAGAGCCCGCCTAACATTGTCCAGAACTAACTTTCTTCTTCCCGCACTGAGTTCCAGGAACTCCCGTGCCCCTTCTTCAGTAAAGTGTACAAGAAGATACGCGTAGCAGGCGCCATCGCACACCTTGAAATGAGTCCAGCACTTACGGACTTGACTTAAAGGGCATTGCTCTCGAAACTGAAGAAACTTATCAGTTCCAAAACGCTTTACCATTCTCTTTTCATAGTCTGTTTTGGGAACGAAACTGTAAACTTCGGCCATTGTGTTTGAATTGTTGTGAAATTGTTGCAGATAATGTTATAATATGTGATCGAATGTTTTGTAATTT